GATTGACTTACTTGTGCAAGTTAAGGGGTTGCTAAATGAAAAAGACGAAAGCTGAAAAGAAGGTCAATAAGGTGATGACCGAGTTTAAGGGTGGAACATTGCACTCAGGCAAAGGTGGCCCCGTAGTAAAGAATCCTCGCCAAGCAATCGCAATTGCATTATCAGAGGCAAAAATTGCCAAGAAAGGGAAGAAAAAATGAAAGGCATGAAATCTTGTCCTAAATGCAAGGGTGGTGAGTGCAAAGGCGGTAAGAATTGCATGAGGGAAGAAAAAGAAGAAAGCATAGAATATTCCGGTAAAAATGGCAAAAAAGGCATGACTGTAGCGATTATGGTTGGTATGCCGAAACGTGGTCAGCGTACTGCTACAAGCAAAGCTAAGAAAAAATGAGTCATCAAAGCCAGCTAGATTTTGTGGCAGGTATAAAAGCTAGATTCCCTGATTACTTTACCGACAAAAAGGTATTAGAAATTGGCTCTCTTGACATCAATGGCTCTATTCGTACCTTTTTTGATACTACTAGCTATATTGGCGTTGACGTTGGAGAGGGTCGTGGAGTTGACGTTGTAGCCAGGGGAGAGGAGCTAGTATTTCCTGAAAGTTACTTCGATGTAGTGGCAAGCTGTGAATGTTTTGAGCATAACGAACAATGGGCTGAGACGTTTGCAAACATGGTGAGAATGGCAAAGGGATTGGTATTCTTTAGCTGCGCTACTACGGGGAGACCGGAGCATGGTACAGGAAGGACTAGCAGGTCTGACAATCCTTTTCTTGGCGATTATTATCTTAACTTAACAGAGCAAGACTTTAGAGATAAGTGCGATTTAAGCAAGTTTGAGCAATACGAATTCTCGACTAATGACTCACCTGCTGATCTTTACTTCTGGGGCTTATGCAAGCAATCGTGATATGCAGTACAGGGAATATAGGGCTGGCGGTATTGCTGACTTCATTAGAGGTTTATGCGCCACACATTCCTATTTATCTTAGCTGCAATGCAACAAAGAAGTATGGTAAGCACATAAAGGTAATACCGAACATGGAGTCTAACTTCGGTGATGCCTACAATGTAGCTACAGACTTTGCATTTAAGGATGGCTACGATTCAGTTATCCTGGCTAATGATGACGTAGTGCTAACACCTAGCACAGTCAATAGGATGTCGGTAGATTGGGCATTGCTGGAGAACGCTGACTATAAACTAGGATTCTTGGGTGCTAGATCAGACTTTGTGTTGCCAGAACAGAATATACGTTTTCCTATCGTTGATGACGATATAGTAGGACTACGCTATCGTAGTGAGAACTTAATAAAGAAAGCGAATACCATTGCGCCAATATTCGCAGCGGTATCAAAGGAAGCCTGGCAAGCAGCTAAGTTTCCAAGCGTAAACTGGTATTCTGATAACATTATCTGTGATGACATGACTAAGGCTGGATTCACGCATTGGGTGAGTAGAGGCTATGTGCATCACGCAGGAAGCCAGACAGTAGGCAGCGACTTTGCTAAATGCCATGAGGATAGTAGGGCATGGATACGGCAGAATAGACCAGATGTATACGATACGTATTATTAAGCATGACACCTGAAAGGTAATGCAGTGCAAATTAAACAATTAAAAGTAGAATCTCTAATCCCATACATTAAAAATAGTCGCACTCACTCTGAAGCACAAATAGCACAAATAGCAGCAAGCATTAAAGAATTTGGGTGGACTAATCCTATTCTTGTAGATGGTGACAATGGCGTGATAGCTGGTCATGGAAGGCTTCTAGCAGCAAGAAAGTTAGGGCATAAAGAAGTTCCCACGATTGAGCTGGCGCATATGACTGACAACCAGAAAAAGGCTTACGTTATTGCTGATAATCAACTGGCAATGAACGCAGGATGGGATACGGCAATTCTATCGTTAGAGTTAGCAGATTTGAAAAATTCTGATTTTGACTTAAATATCATTGGTTTTAGCGCAGAGGATATAAAGACATTTACACAAGAAATTAATTTTGATGCAGGGTCCGAAGAAGATCAAGGTAAACTAGATCAGCTTGATCCTAAGTGGGTTTGCTGTCCACATTGCGGTAAGGAGTTTGATGCTCGTGAAGCATGAACTTAAAATTAATTGGGCTACTCACGAAGCTGCGAAATTTGCTTGTGAGAAATGGCATTACAGTAAATCAGTACCAGTCCCGCCATTAGTAAAGATAGGTGCATGGGAAGATGGTAAGTTTATTGGCGTAGTTATTTTTAGTCGTGGTGCTTCATCAAATTTAATGAGTCCGTATGGTTTAGGGCAAGATGAAGGTTGCGAATTAACTAGAATTGCTTTAACTAATCACAAGACAGAAGTTAGTAGAATTATTAAATTAGCAATAATATTCTTAAAGAAAAATAGTCCGAATCTTAGATTAATTGTTTCATTTGCTGATCCGCAATACGGTCATCATGGCGGTGTATATCAAGCAGGTAATTGGGTTTATTGTGGCGATACTGCTGCTGGAGTTGAATACTGGCATAATAATAAAAGATTGCATAGTAGACAAGTAAGTGAAAAAGGCTGGAATATTCAACAAGGGCAGCAAAGAAAGACTGTTAAACCAAGTGAGTGCAAAATAGTAAAGACAGTAGGCAAGCATAGATACTTAATGCCATTAGATGAGCAGATGAAAATTAAAGTTGCAATGTTAGCAAAGCATTACCCTAAGCGTATGAAGCAGGCGATGATCGAGTCCATCGATACAGCGGAGGTGCAACACCTACCCATACGCTCCACTAATTTATAAAGTAGCAACATTTCCCCTTAATAAAATGAATGAGCATATTCCTAGCGCAGAAAACAAACGATTAGTCGAAACATCGGCTGGTCTTGGACTGCCACATGAGCAAATAGGGGCGTTAATCGGTATTGATGATAAGACGCTGCGTAAGCATTACCGCACTGAGCTTGACTTGGGCAAGGCTAAAGCCAGCGCACAGATAGCTAAGACATTGTTTAACAAGGCTCAAGGCGGTGACACGACTGCATTGATCTGGTGGACAAAGGCGCAGATGCGTTGGGCTGAGACTCAGAAGTTAGAACATACAGGCGCAGATGGTGGCGCTCAACTGCATACAGTTACATGGCAGAAATAGTCATCCCGTACCAGCCTAGAGCGCCTCAGATGCAGATGCATGAGGCTATGGATGGCATTAGGTTCTGCGTAGTTGTAGCTCACAGGCGCATGGGCAAGACTGTAGCGGCTATTAATCACCTGATTAAGTCTGCTATCGAGTGCGACAAGGATGAGCCTAGGTTCGCTTACATTGCGCCTACTTATGGGCAAGCCAAACGAGTAGCTTGGGATTACCTGACTAAGTTTACGAGGCCACTAAATGCCACTCACAACATTTCTGAACTCAGGGCTGACTTTTGGGGACGTAGGATTAGTCTTTATGGTAGCGACAATCCTGATAGCTTGCGTGGTCAGTACTTCGATGGCGTTATATTGGATGAGATCGGAGATCAAGACCCGAAGATTTGGAATGAAATTATCCGGCCAGCTCTGTCTGATCGCCTTGGTTGGTGTATGTTCGTGGGTACTCCTAAGGGGCGAAACCACTTTGCTGACCTAAGAGATAGGGCTGACAGTGCTGACGATTGGAAGCTGCTAGAGTTTAAGGCCAGCGAGACCAAGATTCTGCCTGAGTCTGAGCTTGATTCTGCCCGTAAAGAGATGGGTGATGACAAGTATAACCAAGAGTTTGAATGTTCATTTAACGCTGCGGTAGAGGGTAGCTACTATGGTCAGATCATCAATAATATCGAGGAAAAAGGCCATATCACCCGTATTGAGCGCGACGATCTTTGCCGGTCTTTTGTTGCTTGGGACTTGGGTATGGGCGATTCTACTTGTCTGTGGGTGGCTCAACTGGTTGGCAAAGAAGTGCGGCTTATTGACTGCATCGAAAACCACGGACAAGGTTTGGACTGGTATGTACGCTGGCTGCAAGACAATGACTATGCGCGGTGGGAGCAGTTCTTACCACACGACGTTGAGGTTAGGGAACTTGGAACGGGAAGGTCTCGCAAAGAAGTACTCATGGAGGCAGGACTGAACATAACTGTTGCGCCTAGATTGTCTGTAGCTGACGGTATCCAGGCTGTCAGGCGTTTACTTCCGAGATGCTGGTTTGACCCAAAGACTAAGCCTGGCCTTGATGCTTTGCGTAACTATAGGCGTGAGCATGACGAGAAACGCAATGTATTCTATGAGAAACCCTTGCATGATTGGGCATCACACTACGCAGATAGCTTCAGATATCTAGCGATTTCGCTTGACGAAGGTACTGATTCGTGGTCGTCAAAGTTGCCAAATAACGTGCAATGGGTTGTATAATTGGAAAAATTCTAGGGGTAGCTTATGCAGTCAGAAGAAATTAAAGCAATTGTTGAGGCAGAGATTGATAACTCCATTGGCTTTATTGACTCTGAGACTACAGACCAGCGTCAAAAGGCGCTTGAATACTACCTGCGTGACCCGTATGGCAACGAGCAAGAAGGCCGTAGTCAGATCGTAACGGGGGAGGTCGCCGAAGCAATTGACGGAAGTCTGCCGCAGCTAATACGTGTGTTTACCACGACAGAAGATATTGTCCTATTTGAGCCACAATCTGCTGGCGATGAGGATGCTGCTAAACAGGCAACTCAGTACTGTAACTGGGTATTCTATCGGGATAATCCTGGCTTCCTGATCCTGCATAACTGGTTTAAAGACGCGCTACTGCAAAAGGTAGGCGTTGTTAAAGCCTATTGGGATGCTAAAGAAGATGTTACTAAGGAATCTTACAAGAACCTTACAGATGATGAACTTGCTTTATTGCTATCAGACGAGTCGCTAGAGATCGTTAAGCAGAAGTCTGAGGTCGTTGATATGTCCGGTATGCCTATCATGCTGCACAATGTGACGATCAAGAAGGTCAAGAACACAGGCCAGGTCGTCATTGAGAACGTACCACCAGAAGAATTCCTAATTAGCAAGAACGCTAAGACTATTGCTGATAGTCCATTCACAGCGCATCGTCGGTTAGTCCCACGGTCTGAGCTTATTGCAATGGGTTACGATAAAGACATCATCGATAATCTACCTACTTATGATGATCTGACATTCTCTCCTGAGCGTCTTGCTCGATTCGACCAGGGTGAACAGCCGGATGACGAGAGCCTTGACCCGTCAATGCAGCGTCTTGAGGTATATGAGTGCTATATCTACCTTGACGTTAATGATGATGGCATTGCAGAGCTGCGCCGTATTGTCTATTGCGGCAGTGAGCTTCTTAGCGATGAAGAAACAGACGTAATACCATTCCATGCTATCTGTCCTATTCCTATTCCTCACAAGTTCTTTGGTCAGTCACTTGCTGATCGCACTATGGACATCCAGCTAATCAAGTCTACGGTAACTCGTCAGATGCTTGATAACATTTACTTAACAAATAATGCACGAATGGGTGCGGTTGATGGCCAGGTAAACATTGACGATCTGCTAAACGCTACGCCTGGCGGTGTGATTCGTATGAAGAATCCTAATGCCATTATTCCTATTCAAGTGCCTAGCGTTACGGCTCAAGCCTTTCCAATTCTGGAATACATGGATACGGTACAAGCCAAGCGTACAGGCGTATCTGACGCGCAACAGGGCTTGAATCCTGACATTCTGAGCAATGTAACGGCTGCTGCGGTAGCTGCAATGACACAAGCCAGCACTGGCAAGCTAGAGTTGATTGCTCGTATCTTTGCTGAGACAGGCGTTAAATCGCTGTTCCAAGGGATTCTTGGCCTGGTCGGTAAGTATCAAGACAAGCCACGTATGCTGCGTATCGCCGGCAAGTATGTGCCATTTGACCCGCGTAGTTGGGCTAATCAGTTTGACGTATCTATTAACGTCGGCCTTGGCTCTGGTAATCGTGAGCAGCAATTGGCTATGTTGCAAATGGTGCTACAAAAGCAAGAGCAGATATTGCAGCAGTATGGCCCAGGCAATCCATTGGTGACGGTTGGTCAGTACCGTAACACGCTAGCTAAGTTCATTGAGGCTGCTGGCTTTAAAGACGCTGACCAATTCATGAACAAGATTACGCCTGAGATTGAGGCGCAACTGGCTGCTCCTAAGCCACCACCACCTGATTCACAGGCTGAGTTCGCTAAGATGATGGCGCAGGTTGAACAGGAAAAGGCGCAGGTAGCCCGTGAGAAGAATCAGGCTATGGCACAAATTGACGCTGCTAAGTTGCAGCTAGATCGTCAAAACCTAGAGG